CTTTGAAAATCCTGTCATGTCTACATATGTTCCTTTTTCACCTATCTTAGCGGCTTTAAGAGGACGTTTATATTGCTCACCTAGTAGGGTATTCTGACCGATTTGTCCTTGAAGTCTTTTAGTTTCTTTAGATATTTCTGCATTTATTTCTCTTAATGTTTCTGGATCAGCCCCTGCTTTTTCTAGAACATTCCGTTTCGTTTCTAACTGCTCAATGCTTTTAAGTTTTTTCTTGGTTACGTCTCTCGTTGTTTTTGAGATTCCCTCTTGACGCATTAAGGCTTGACCTGTAGGAGATAAAGACTGTAATAAAGCATTCTTAACGCCAATAGCGCCAGTACGCCCCATTTCCATTACCTTACCGCCTTTATAAAACGTAGGTAGGTCGTTAATCATGTTCTGTGAAACAGCTTCCCAAGTTCGTTTAGCTGCCGCAGGTGGGACCCAAGGGAGTAAACCAGCGGCAGTTAGTCCAGCATCTACCCAATTTGGGTCTTTATATAAATTAGTTAAATCTGCTCCTAATCCGACAACATCACCAACTACAGGAATTGGAGAAGTCATTAATGCCGCTTTATCATACCACGGCATATTATCCCAAACATTAGAAGCGATATTAGATGCCTTAGAGAATAAGCCTTGGTCATTCATTATTTAAACCTAACATATTACTGATTTGGCCTTCATCATAACCATCTAATATTAAGTCGTCAATGAAATCATTAGCAATTACACTAGCCATTTTCATTATATCTTCGGGAGTCGCCTTCTTGCCCATTTGGTCAATCATCATTAGCTTATTTACGTATTTAGGATTAGTAGCAGCTTTAGCCATAAACAAAGGACCACCTAAGATCAACGCTGCGCTTCCTAATGCCCCAGGAGCAGATACAAAACCAGTTGCTGCTGCTGTACCCACCCCGGCTAAGGCATAATATTCCTTACCACGTAGAAAGAGAGTAGCTAATCCAGATTCCGGTTTTTGAGAAGCAGTAGCCATTAAGTTGACTAGCTTCTTATAACTATTAAAATCCTTACCTAAGATTACTCTAGCTTTCTTCGCATGAGTTGGATCAATTAAGTTCTTAGCCTCTGAAACAAATCTTTTTGGGTCTAAAGGGTCCGTACCTAAACTACCAATTACTGACTCCATGTAGGACTCTTTAATAGCTAGTTTAGCTTCATCAGCAGACTGGAACGGAAGTTTTTTTAGTTCTTGTGGTGAGAGTTTACTGTACGCTTTATCAATAGACTTTAATACTGCCTGAATATTTTCAACCTTATTCCCAACGGTAAACATATTCCCGATTGACGAATATAGTCCTTTATTGGCATTACGAACAAAAGAAGTATTTACTTCAGGAAATAACGTAGTGACGTCTCCTGAGTAAGCCTTTTGTAATTTCTTGTATTCATTACCGGCCACAGGATCAACCATAGACATCTCTGAACGGATACGCACTTTAACCCGTTTAGATAAACTTACCAATTCCCTGGCAGTATTAGGGTCAAAAGAAGGTGATCCAAAGTTAGACACTTCATTGATTTTCTTATTCAATGCTTTGTCAAAGTCTAACAGAAATGACGCAGGGGCTTTATCTACGTCCGTCATTAGTCCTTTAAGTTCATCTACAACTTCCATTGTTTTCTTATTTAGAATGGAATTACCTAAAGAGTCTCTATTCGCCTTAAGAAAACCATCAATGGCTGAATTCAAAGGTTTTAAGTTGACAGTATTCTTTGAGAGCTTTGTACTAATTTCAGTTAGTTTATCTCCATATTCTTTAGAGATAACATTACGTGCCTCTGATATTACACTTGAAATACCTTGGCCTAATTCATCAGAAGACATACGATAGGACTGACCGATTAAGGTATCTAGTTCATCTCTAACTAAACTACCCATAGCCATCTCAGTGTCTTCAAATGTACCTTTAGAAAGGAAACCAGTACGACCTAAATTCTCTTTCCATAACTGCCATTTGGATTGAATACCTGCCTGAAACGGAGTCAAACTTAAACCACCAGCCTCAGCTAATTCTTGTGACTGAATACGGGAATACTCAGTCCCGAAGTCGGCAGCTTCCCCGGTAGCTAACTTCTTGGCAATAGTCTCTACAGGAACACCTTCGGACATAGCTTTTTTAATACCGGTATAGGCTGCTTTACCTAACTTACCAAGTCCTAAAGTAGCTACATCAATACCTAAAGAGATAGCGGCTTCCTTTAACGCATTTCCTACGTCAATATCCTCACCAGAAAGAACATCAGAAGTAGCTGCACCAATACCGGAGCCAACTGAACCACCGATTATACCACCGGCAAGCATTCCTGGTGGTCCAAACGGTGTTCCAGCTAAAGTTCCTGCAACACTACCACCTAGGCCCATAGGTAATTCCATATTACCCTTCAAGTATTTAATGGCTTGGTCTCCAGTGTCGGAAAGAAATTCACCGGGAGTTCTAGGTGTTTTAGGTTCTGTAATAAAAGTTTCCGGGTCAAACTCCACAGTTGGTCTATACTCGCCAAAATCTTCAGGAGTTGCTAGTCCGTTTCTAATTGCTTTTTCATAAATATCAGCTTTAGACATTCCTTCTGGAACATCTTCAATAACCGTACCATTAGGTAATGTTACATCCATTATTTTAAGTCTCCAAAGTTAACCTTCTTACGCTCTTGAGCTTTAGGCGTCTCTTTTTGACGTAAGTAAATTAAATAGTCAGAAGGAGTCCTAGAAGAGCTTTCACTGAAAAAATCTCCAGCCTCTGCATCACCCTCAAGACGTTTTATGATTCTCTCCAACATAGCAATATTTGCTTCAGTAGTCTGCATCGGACTTGGAAACGCTTTAGCTAATTCCTCAAGGTCTTTATCTGTAGGCTTCGCGCCCATCATTTGTTTCAAGGACTGAATCATCATCATTTGAGATTGAGTTCTGAATGATGCTTCGTTCTTAGCTTCAATGTTAAAGATACGTCCAAATTCACGTAAGGCTTCGTTAGCTTTACCACCTTTGATTTGCTTAGACAACTCCAGAAGCTGACGAGCATTACTTAAGCCTTTACGTGCAATAACACCAGCCTGAATGAAGTTATCACGGCTTGTTAAGTTTAAGGATGCTAGTTTTTCAGCTTCAGCTTGTTCAATGTTTAAATCTTTTTGAAGTCTGGCGCTTTCACGCTCCCATTGCTCTTTCAATTGTGCAGTGGTACGTTTAGGTTGTTCCTGAACTTCTGCAGTTTCCCTTGCTTCCGCTGTACGTTGTTCAGGTGTCAAACCTTTAGAACCAATAGGAGTCAACTTACCTTTCGGTTTCTTACCAATATTTTCAGAACCCCAAGGCTCAAATACTCTAATCTGAGTACCGTCTTTATTAAACCCTAGGAACTGATCAAATCGTTGTCCATCTTCATCAACATAACCATCACCGATTCGTTGGACATTCTTCAAGGAATGTTTATTGGCAATGTAATTTGCTGTACGTTTGTTTTTAGCAGTTAACTCAGAAATATCCGACTTACGCATAGCTAGAGCATTAGTCATGAATTGTTGAGCTTCATTAGGATACCCACGCTTCATCAGTTCAGCAAAGCCAACCTTAAGTTCTTGTTCAGTAATCTCTGAACCACCGGGGCTAGTGGGGTCTGAAAACTTACCAATGATGTCTATAATTTCTTTTTTATCAGTGGCTAGTTTACGAGCCTTAGCAAGCCTAGGGTCTTCACGAAGAATACCTGCTTTAGTACCAAAGACGTCTACACCACCACGTAAAGCTTCAGCCATCTGTTGATTGGCTTTAGAAACTAAGCTAGAGTAGTAGTTACCCCCACCGGAGATATTGTCTGCCATTGCCTGACGGATACGCGCTTCACGCTCTTGACCCATCTTGTCATAGACGTCCTGAGGGGTAATATTGTTCTTAAAGAGTCCTGAGAATTCATTAGCCATTTTCTTTTCCTCGTTCCTTAATCTAATCCACCACCGAAACCTTCACCACCAGAAGGATCATCATCGTTTCCGTTACTCGCAGCATCCCCTGAGTCTCCATCAGCATCTGGATCATTACCGCCACCAGCGGAGTCGCTAACCGAGCCACCAGTACCGATATCTCCTGTTCCTCCAACGTCAGCGGGATCGCCAAAGTCGCCAAAGTCTCCTACGCCTATATTACCTAATCCTCCAAACTCAGAAAGAGGAACTTGCTTTTCTCTTTTAATCTGTAAATCAATTAGGCTGTTAATTATATCATTCTGAGTAACAAAAGAATGAAACTCAGGATTAGCAAGGTTAATTGCAGTTCTTGCAAAATCTGTTATAGTATCTAAAGGGTTTAAACCAAACAAGCCAAATCCTTTAGAAGCAAAAGATAATACATCATCAAGGGGATTCACACCTAAGGGAGTACCGGAGTAAGCTCTGCTTAATGTAGCTACAGGGTCAAAAGCGCCTTGAGGACTAGGAATACCTGATTCAGTAAACCCTAGTCCTAAAGTTCCTACCATAGAACCAAAGCCCATATTTGAAGCCTTGGTTTCTCCTATGGAAGGGGTAGGTCCTGAGTTAATATCATGGGTAGAGTCCTGCGGCGCAAAATTATCAAACAATCCTTTAGCACCAGCCATTAAATATTGTGCTCTGGATGGACTCTGGGAAACCTCAGTATAAGGAGCAGTAGAGGGGTTAGCGTACTGACTTTGCCAGTTCTGTAGCCATAAAGGCACATGGGACTCTACAGGACTAGAGTTGTATTGCCCATCTCCAGCCAGGAGCCAGTTCTCTAACCAAGGCGGTATACTTTCACCTAAGAGTCCGTTAATAGCCATAAATAATCCTTAAGATTTCTGTTGTGGACGTAGACGATCCAAGAACAACCCTCCAAGTCCTGAGAGGGCTGTACCACTAGCGGACAACGCTTGAGGTTGATAACGTGTTGCGGCGGCGGCGTTACGTGCAGACATAGCTTGTGCTGCAGTGGTCCCTAGTTGACCGCCTATGCCCCGCCCTAAGTTGGCTTGTTGGAGTGGAATATTAAGGAGACCAACGGCTTGACCAATGTCTGCAGTTTCCCTACCAAGAAGTTCGTTGACCAAAGACTGAGCCTGAGACATAGATTCATTTCTACGGGCCTGTTGCAAAGCACCAATAGATTCTTCAAGTTCACCCAGAGTACGTTGACCACCAGTAGTCCCAAGACGTCCTTGAGCCAACAAACGACTCTCTAGGTCAGTACGTAATTGAGCTTCTTTAGGGTCCCAATATTGCTGTTGTTGTTCATAGAAAGTATTAGCAGCAGCAAAAGGGTCAGCACCTAAGGCTAATGCTTGAGAACCCCATAGACCGCTACGTTCTAAAGCACCAGAGTAAATGTTCTGTAATTCTGGGGATAGGTTAAGAAGGGCTGTACGTGAGTATTCATCGAACCCTGCAGTACCACCTAAGGAACCTACACCCCAAGGCTGTGCAGCAGCTTCCGCAGCGGCAGCATTAGCCCTCATAGCGTCTGCCTGAGCCTGTGCTGCAGCCGTAGCAGCATCGGCTTCTTTAGAAGCACCTAGGTAACTCAAACCCCCACCTAATGCAGCACCCGCAGCATCCCAAAGACCTCCACCTACCTGATCGGCATTAACGGACGTACCTAGAATATCATTAGCAAAGTCTGCAATTGATTTCAACCATCCCATATTATTATTCCTCTTACCTAATTTTACCTTGTTTTGTGAGTAAAGTAGTATTGACCAAGCTTGAGTAATTACCATTAACTTCTGTAGTCATTTTTAACCTAATCACTCGACCAGTTCTTCCTAAGGGAACTTTATATTCTTTAGCAGTTGAAGGAGAAGCATAAATAGCTGCACCATATAGGGAATTAAGTTTACCGTAAAGATAAGTAGTTCCTTGTGTAGTTAAGGAAAATGACTTAGAGTACGGAGAACCACTATCGTAGTCTTTATAAATAAAGATTTCAGAAGTAGCTCCTCTGCCTCCAACAAATGTAAATAAACCTGCCTTTACAATTTTAGCAATGACGGGGTTATTCAAATCTAACCAGGCCGACTGCCAAGTGTAATTATAATTATTGTTAGTGTAACTCCAACAAGTTGAGGTTTCCCAGGTATTATTAGCAGCTTCACATACCGACTGATTTCCATAAGTACCAGTTACATCAGAAATGGTTACATCATAGTAATCAGAGTATTCAGCTACGGAGTCACTTAAGCCCAAATATAAAGTACCGTCAATAGTCCCTAATCCACATAAAGGGGCTGATGTAAAGGACCAAGTAGTGATCCTAGGACGATTCTGAGAAGCAAAAAGAATCATATCAAAAACATAGCACTTTAAACTTCCAGGGAAAAACGTAACTATGATACCGTCTTCAGGATAATAACTAGACTTTACAGTAGTTAAATCCGCCGAAGCTAAAAGACGAGTAAGGTCGTTACGGATAGCTAAAGATAAATCATCAATAGGAGACTTACCGTCATTCTGGACAGTACGAGTTAAGCTTCTTAAGCCTTCATAGCTCATAAAAATAATGTCAGTATTTACGTAGGAAATATTATCCCTACCTGCAAGACCAATACCTTTAATGACTTCATCTAAAACCATATTAGCAGGATCATCTGCACCAGTATAGATTACAATATTTTGTTTACCAAAGATAATCAGTTTATTTTCAATGGAGCCTAAACCAACTACTTCGTCATTACCCCAAACAGTCTTTAAGTCTACAATACCAGACGCACCACCACTGAGAGCTTCTCCAATTAAGTTATCGGAGTAGAATACCACACCAGGAGCCTCAGTAACACCACCGTACCACATACGTCCAAAATCACCTAAGGCACAGGAAGGATCAAATGTAGTAATCCCAACAGGTGCAAGATAAGTCCCTAAGTCCTCCATATCGTACCAATTAGTACCATCAAAGTTAACCACTTTATGACTACTCTGGACACCCCAGAATTCATCATTAAAGTTAACCCATTGCCAGTTCCCATTACTGATGGTCTGAGGGGTTCCTGAGAAGGCTTGAGAAGTTAAAGAATACGGAGTGACAGTTGTATCAAGCTTATAAATAGCGTTTCCAGCACCTGCATAGTATTCCCTCGTTCTGTCTGCTTTAATGTAACAGCCTATTGATTTAATACTTGATCCAATTGTTTTAGAGACTTGTTTAATGCCTTTTCTAGACGAAATACGACCTTGGTAATCGAATACCACATTATCGGCAGCAGTCAACCACTCCGGCCCAAGAGTAGCATCTTGAGATTGAGTATTTAACCCTGCTGATCCAAGTCCACTAAGGACTACTGGTGTAAT